ATGAGGCGGCTCTTCATCGGCCCCACGAAGTGGGGTCCGTTGCAAGGGCTGGTTCATCCGCGAAGCGGATGGGCCAGACCGCCGCAACTGAAGAGCCGCCTCATTCATCCGCGAAGCGGATGAACGCTTGACCTCATGCACGCCGACCCTACAGCCCCGATTCCAGCAACGACGTTCCCGGCGTTGCATGCAGGTCATTGTTATGCCTCTTCGTGTGGCCGCGTGACGTTGTATCTCGGGGATTGCCGGGACATCGCACCGCCAATGGACAGCGTGGACTGCATCCTGACCGATCCGCCGTATCCAGACCAATACGAAGAGGAATACGACTACCGCGCCAATGGAATCGACTTCCTGAATGAGCACAGGTGCCTGCAACTGATCTTCTGGTCTGCCCGATTCGACTTCCCGCTGGATTATACGGCAATCCACATGTGGGACAAGAAAATGGGGGCAGGCCGCGCCGAATATGAGCGGATCTTCGAGAGGCACGGGCAAAATGGCTACCTCATGTTCCGCGAATACTTGATCAACTCCACGGTGGCGGCGAACTATGTCGAAGACGAATACACCGGACACCCAAGCCAAAAGCCAAGGAAGTTGCTTATGAGAATGATCGACCGGCTGGCGAAAAAATGCGGAACCATCTATGACCCGTTCATGGGGAGCGGATCGACCGGAGTCGCTGCGGTGCGAATGGGACGCCGCTTCATCGGCATCGAGCGCAACCCCGCGCACTTCGAGACGGCCAAGGCTCGAATCATAAAAGAACTCGCCCAGGGGGATCTATTCCTTGGGCATAATGAGGCGGCTCTTCATCGGCCCCACGAAGTGGGGTCCGTTGCAAGGGCTGGTTCATCCGCGAAGCGGATGGGCCAGACCGCCGCAACTGAAGAGCCGCCTCATTCATCCGCGAAGCGGATGAACACTGATTATCCACACCAAAAGTGTAAGTAGTCCTAGCAAAACCACACTATGACAAACCCCGACACCCAGCTTGTCATTGAGGCCCTGCATGCAGGGCAGGAAGCGCATCCGGTCATTGAGCCGTTGGCGCTCGATGAGTTGCTGGTGCTTGGCGAGGAAGGCGCGGCGGAGGCGGTGGCGGCAAGGGCGGACGCGATCCGCGAAATGGCGGAGCAGCCGCTGGATCACGGATGGGTGCCGCAGGATTGGTGGCTGTTTTTGCTGGAGCTGTGCCGGAAGCGGCTGGAGCATCCAGGGCGCGTGCTTGAGGTGCTCGTCAGCGGCGGGATTCGTGCGGGCAAAACGCATGTGGCGGCCTCGCTGGCGGTGCAACATTGGAAGCATGCGCAGAAAGCCACCGTGTTCTGCATGAGCCGTCGCGAGGAGGACTCGCAGAACCTTCAGCAGAAGCCCATCGAGTCCTTTTTGCCGCCCGAGGCGCTGGGCGGTGCGGCGGGCAAAATCAAGCAGGACAAGCACCAAAAAGCCAAGTTCAGCGGCGGCAAATTCACGGATAACCAGTTCAGCCGCTACCTGATCGTCACCGGGGCCAATGGCGAGCGCTACACCGGCGGCGGCATGGTTCAGTTTCGCTTCTTCACGCAGGAACTGGAGAGCTTCCGAGGCTATGCGCTCACGTTTGTGTGGTCCGACGAAGGCATTCCCGTCGATCACGTCAAAGCGCTCAAAGATCGTCTTGCGTCGCGAGCCATCGAAACGCAGCGCGATGAGCACCGGAAGCAAATGCTGGCGCTGCAAAGCTACCTGGTGCCGCTCGCCGAAGGCGTGCCCGGTGCCAAGCGTCCGCATGGCGAGCTGCTCGGGGCGCTCATGCACGGCGTGCATCTCATCACCTACACCCCTGAAGAAGGCTTCACGCCGACGGTGCGCTACTTCATGCAAGGCGCGGTGAAGCCCGACAAGTTCAAGGTCATCGCTCCCGAGCTGGCCGCGAAGGGTGGCTGCAAAGATCCGCGTGTGCCGAAGATCGCGTATCCGCTGGAGGCGACGCGGTTGGTTTGCTACTTGCACACGGCCGCGAACAAATACGTCAACGTTTATCCCCAGCTCTCCAAGGACTACGCCGGAGCCGACGAGAAGACTATCCGCATCAAGCTCTACGGCGACGCCGAGGCCGCCAGCCGCAGCGAATTCGAGGCCGTGTGGAAACCGGAGCAGCACTTGTGCGATTGGAAAGACTTGCCTCGCGACGGCACGCTCTACGAGATCATCGACGGCGCGGAGGCGAAGCCGTTCTTCATTGGCTGGTTCATCGTCGATCCGATGGGCCGTTTCTGGCAGGCGCAGGAATGGCCGTGTGAAAGCATCGCCATCGACGACATGATGCCCGGCCCGTGGGCCGTGATGAGCGAAAAGGACCGCATGAACGGCGACGAAGGCCCGGCGCAAAAGCTACGGCTCGGTTGGAACTTCGAGCAGTATGCCGAGCTTGTGTGGCAGATGCGGCATCGCCTGCTGGAGAAGATGAAAGAAACCGGCGGCGAGTGGCAGGGGCGCACGGTGTTGCATGTGCCGCGTGCGCGGAATGACGAAACCAGAATGGCGAATGAGGAAGGTATGCTGTGTGCCGAGCCGTTCGAGACGTATGGCGACCCGCGCTGGAGCCAGTGGAAGAGCGGAGCCACCGGCGCGACGATCCAGCAGGAGTTCTACGACCTGCCCAATGGCTTCACCATCCTCGTGCCCGATGGCGTGCGCGTGCAGGAAGGCCTGGCGCTCGTGCGCGATGCCTTTGCCACCACGATCCTGATGCAGCCCAAGGCCCGCGTGAACCGCGAATGCACCAACACCATCTTCGGCCTGCAAAACTTCACCATTCCCGATTACGCCGAGCAGACCAAACGCAAAGACGAAGCCTGCAAAGACCCCGTGGACGTGTGGCGCTACTTCTGCCTCGCAGGGCCGGAGCATGTGCCGCCTGCGGGTTTGGAGGTCGTCAGGGGAGGAAGTTATTGAGACAATCAGACCACCAAATAAACAGCACTACCTATGAAACCAACAGTCGAAATTGTTACTGCAACAAAACAACTCATCAAAGAGCTTCGCGCCCTTGATACCCACAACCGAAACAAGAAGAAAACGCATGTGGACTATTTGCGCAAAGAGATACGAGAAGGTAGGTGGACGCTCACCAATCAAGGCGTTGGCGTCAGTGCCTCAAATTATATTGTTGATGGTGGGCACCGTTTGATGGCAATTGAATTGGAAGGGTGCCCGCCCGTGCAATTCATTCTGGCTCGCGGACTGCCTGACTGTTCGCAGAAATACGTCGATCAACATGCCAAGCGCAGTATGGCTGATACACTGACGCTGTTCTTTGACGCAACTATTTCCAATCAAGTTATTGGTGCCTTAAACACCATTCTGCGCGTCGAAAACGCATGGAATATTGGTAAGTTTTCCCCAGACGTTTTGATTGCCAAATTTGAAGAAAATGAATCGTCAATCAAACAAGTGCTGTCAGTAGAGAAATCCAAATCACTAGCCGCTTCGACTTTGGCTGCTTTGATCATGACGCATCATCGAACGCAAGATGAGCGTGTGCTGCAATTCGCGCAGCAAGTCACTTGTGGAGAAATGCTTCAAACGGGTGATCCGGCTTTAACCCTCAGAAACTGGTTAGCTGCAAACACGGGCGGCGGAAGTGTGCAGCAAAATGAGCGTTATCTTAAAACCAGATCAGCGCTTGAGGCATTTCTCGAAGGTCGGCGCTTAACGAAACTGTATGCGCGCTCCATGTAACAACTTTTCATCACGCCATGACCACCACCACAAAACCCACCGCGCCCGCCAAACCGGCCAGCAAGCCCGCGTTGAAAACCTTGATCACCTGGGCGGAGGTGATGGCACATGCGCGGCGGGCGCGGATTGGCGAGCATACGGCGCGGAAGATCATCTGTCGGCAGGACAGCCCGGCCAGAATCCTCTTGCCAACCATGACGGCTTACCGCTATGATGAGGCCGTTGTGCTGCGGGAGTTTGGGCTGCTTTGATCCATTCCTGCCCGCACGGCCATGCTCACTTCCGACCTCGAAACCGGCGAAACTTACGTCGTCGCCTCCGATGAAACGCTCGATCCCACCTGGGTGATCGACGAGATGACGCTTTCGCTCACCGATCTGGGGCCGTGGATTCAGGACATGCAGGACCATGAACGCACCGCGCTGGCTGTTTGGGCCGGGCAGTCGCAGGATGGGCGCAAGCATGCCGCCAACTACGGCAAGAAGGTGTTTCCTTTCGAGGGCTCTGCGGATTCCCGCGTGCATCTGGCAGGCGAGGCCATCGACCAGCTTACGATGCTGGAGATGCTCGCCATCGAAAGCGCCAAGGTGCAGGTGATCGCCATGGAGGCCAGCGATGCGGCTGCTTCCAAGAAGGTCGAGACGCTGATGAAATACGAGACGCGGCAACGCCTGCGGGCCGAGCTGTGGCGCGAGCGCAATTTCGCCCGGCAGATCAAGCACACCTGGGGCCATGCCGTGATGCACGTCGGCTGGGAGCAGCGCATGGGCACGGCGCAGGTCACGCTCAGCATTGAGGATCTGGTGCAAGATCACACGCAAACCAAACTCGCCGAGGCCCGCCTGCAAGCCGCCGAGGCAGGCATGCAACCCATCGACGCCGATGGCGAACTGCTCACACCCGAGCAGCAGCTCGCCATTGCCGATGCTGCCGAGGCCGAGCTGAACGACTTGCTGCGGGCGGAAGATGTCGCGCCCATCGTCGCGATGATCCGCCGCCGTCACCCGCTGCTCTCGCCCGTGCGGGCGCGGCGTGTGGCGCGTGAATTGCGCACTGAGGACAGCGTGACTTTCACGGCACCCTACCGCAAACCCGGCAAACCATGCGTCCGCGCCTACCTGCCCGGCATTGATGTGTTTTACCCGCACTGGTGCGGCCAGGTGGACCGCGCCCCGTGGGTGGCGCACGTTGAGCAATACACCGAGCCCGAGATCAAAGCCAAAGCCAAGACCGACGGCTGGAACGAGGAAGCCATCGACGCCCTGCTGGACATGGGACCGAAGCCCGTTGTCGATACCTCTGCCGTGCTCAATACCACCGCCGCCAGTGTCGAGCGCATCCTGAACGAGCCCGCCCGCGACACCT